GGCCTTTGAGCAGGGGCAGGTGCGCCAGAACACGGCCGCGAATGCTCGGGCGGGTGCGGCATGATGAACGCCTGTTTCAAGCCCGCGCGGCTGGTGCCGTTTCATAGCCGCGTGGACGACAGCCTCGACGAGATAGCCTTCTGCGCGTGGGTGGCACAGGCCGAACCCAGCGAGACGCTGGTCTACCATCGTGGCTTTCTCGCCTTCGATGCGATGGCGCTGCTGTCAGACCTGCAGCCGGAGCGCCAGCGCGCACTGCGCGACGTCGCCGCCGCGGCGATGCGCGCCGCCGAACAGGACCTCGTCCACCTCGTACAGGCCCGGCTCGGCCCAGGTCAATTTGCCTACATCGCCGTTGCCCGGCGCAAGCCCCGCCAGGCCGGTGCCTCCCTTTCGGTGCGCCTGCTCGAGGCCGCCTGATCCCCCCATTCGCCAACAAGGAGACCCAAATGTCTTTCCCCGACAACACACCTGACCTCAACGAGTTGATCAACTTGCCCGTGGGTGAAATCGCCCTGCTTCCGGTCGCCCTGCTGGCTGTCCTGCAGCGGGAGATCGACGCGGCCGCCAAGCAGATGAAGGCGGTGACGGCCCGCTTCAACACCGCGCTGGAGGTCCGGTTTGCCACACGCGCCGCCGAGGTACGCAGCGCCTCCGGCAAGGATACCGGCACCGTGCGCTTCGACGAGGGTGATTTCACCATCGTGGCCGATCTGCCGAAACGGGTGGATTGGGATCAGAACCGGCTTGCCGCCATGGTCGAGCGCATTCGCGCCGCTGGCGATGATCCCGCTGAATATGTTGAGATCAGCTTCAAGGTGCCGGAACGCAACTATGTCGCCTGGCCCGATGCCATCCGTCAGGGTTTTGAGCCCGCGCGCACGGTGCGCACCGGCACGTTGAAGGTCGAGATCCTCCCGCAAGGTGGTGCGCAATGACTGCCGTTTCCCTTGTCATCGACGAAGCCCACGACCTGCGTGCGCTGGTCGATCGCGCCGCCAGTATTCTCGCAAACGCGCGCAGCTCAGCCGAAATCCTTGATGCGCGCGAGATGGCGGGCTTCGCCTACGACGTCGCAAAGCGAACCGCCCGCCTTCAGCGTGCCAAGGATGCGCATGATGTGCTGATCGGTGCCGCGCACCGCGCACAGGCGAATGCGTTGGAAATCGAGGCGCAGGCCAAGCACCGGCTGGCGGATGAATACGACGCGGCGCAGGCCCGGGGCGAGGTGGCCGCAGGGCGCCCGAAAAGTCTTGAAGGCGGCAAGAGTTTTCAGGCCACGGCAGCCAACCTTGGCCTACGACACGACGAGATCCACGATGCCCGCCTGATCCGTGATGCCGAGACGAATGACCCCGGCATTGTGCGCCGCGCGCTCGATGATCGCCTGGAACGCGGCGAGGAACCGACGCGCGCTGCGCTGCGCAAGATGGTGGTCGATGCCGCGATGCGCGGACTGCGCCCGCAGCGCTCAGCCAGTCGCCGCAATCCTCTCTATGTTGCTCCCACGCCCGAGCAGGCTGCCTGGCGGCATGTCACCGGAATCTTTCGCGCCTTTGCCGAGTGGGCCTCGGACGTGAACCTCACTCTTGCCCACGACGGTATGCGTCAGGCCAGGGACACCTCCTTTCACGACCATGATGCCAAGGCCATCGCTCAGGGGTCTGCAGCTTTCACAACAATCAAGGAGTGGTTTGATGCTTGATAGCCAATCAACAGCTTTTGCCGAACGTGTCTGGGAGGTTGCCTCTCAGCTCGGGAACAACGCCCCGAAAATCGCCGATGACATGATGGGGACGGCATTTCCGCTCACATGTACGCAGGCGCGGCAGGAAGGTGCGCTGCGGATGCTGCGCACCGGCATCATCACCGAGGTGAAGCGCATCCTGCGCAATCGGAACGACGTTTTGGGCCAGTCGGATTTGTCCGAAATCTGCGAGACCTTTGCACCGTTTGTCCAAGAGCTGCGCTCGAAGTCCTACTTCGTGGAAAGCGCCGAGGAATACGTCGCGATCCCGGACCTCATCGCGGAACCCGACCTGCTCGACGATGCCCGTCGTTTCATGCGGCGCAAGGGCAAGGAATGCCTGGACGAAGCTGACCGTCTAGATGCGCTCTACGTAGCGGTGACCGCCGACGACCCTGATGCGCTGCGGGCGCGGCAGGAGGTGCTGTCATGACCGGCGCGCTTCCCATCATCACCGCCGATCAGCGGCTGGCGGAACCCCGCGGCATCAAGGGCGTGATCTTCGGGCGCTCCGGTATTGGCAAGACCAGCCTGCTCTGGACGCTGAAATCCTCGACCACGCTGTTCTTTGATCTCGAAGCCGGTGATCTGGCCATCGAAGGGCTGGCAATCGACGCAATCCGCCCGCGGACCTGGACGGAATGCCGGGATTTCGCGGTGTTCATCGGCGGGCCCAATCCGGCACTGCGTGCAGACCAGCCCTATAGCCAGGCCCATTATGAGGCGGTCTGCGCGAAGTTTGGCAACCCGAATGTGCTGGCAAAATACGACACGCTGTTCATCGACTCGATCACCGTGGCGGGGCGGCTCTGCTTTGGTTGGTGCAAAGGTCAGCCCGAAGCGCTGTCGGAGAAGACCGGCAAGCCCGATGTGCGCGGAGCATATGGTCTGCACGGCCGCGAGATGATCGCTTGGCTGACCCACCTGCAGCACACGCGGACCAAGAACGTCTGGTTTGTGGGGATCCTCGACCAGAAGCTCGATGACTTCAATCGCAAGGTCTTCGTGCCGCAAATCGATGGCTCCAAGACCGGTCTCGAGCTGCCGGGGATCGTCGATCAGGTCATCACCATGATTGATGTGCCCGATGCAAACGGCCAGCCCCAGCGCGCTTTCGTCTGCCAGACGCTGAACCCTTTCGGCTATCCGGCCAAGGACCGCTCCGGGCGGCTCGAGATGCTGGAAGTGCCGCATCTGGGCACGCTGATGGAAAAAATCCGCGGCCCCCTCATCCCCGCAGAGCGGCGGCTGACCTACCAGGCCCCTCAGCTTCCTGCGCCGCCAAAGGCGCAGGCCTCCACCCCCTCTGACACACAAAACTGAAAGGATACCCAGCCATGTCTGGTCTCTGGAACGACTTCAACGACGCACATTCCAACAGCAATGTGATTCCCAAGGGCACGCTGGCCAAGGTGCGCCTGACGATCCGCCCCGGCGGTTTTGACGACCCGAGCCAGGGCTGGACCGGCGGCTATGCCAAGCGCGGCGCCACCGGGGCTGTCTATCTCGACGCCGAGTACACCGTGGTCGAGGGGCCTTATACCAAACGCAAGATCTGGTCACTGGTCGGGCTCTACAGCCCCAAGGGTCCGGATTGGGGCAACGCCGGGCGCGGTCTGATCAAGGGCATCCTGAACTCGGCGCGCGGGATTTCCGACAAGGACAACTCGGCGCAAGCGCAGGCCCGCCGCCGGATCAGCGGCTTTGCCGAGTTGGACGGGATCGAATTCATCGCCCGGATGGACCTCGGTTCCGACACCAACGGCGAGGACAAGAACGAGGTCCGCTCGGCCGTCATGCCTAGCCACCGCGACTATGCGCAGCTGATGGGACATGGTGCTGCCACCCCGATGCCGGGCTATGGTCAGCCCCCGGCAGCACCCGCGCCGCAGCAGGGCTATGTCGCCCCGGCGCAGGGCTACGCAGCACCCAGCCCCCAAACCCAGACGCCACAAACCCCTGCGACACCCGGTTTTTCCGGGCGTCCCAGCTGGGCCGAGTGAGGGAAAGCAATCATGCGCCTTCGCCCCCGTCAGAAACTCTTTGTCGAGCGCAGCCTTGCTGCGCTTGACACACACGGCAACACGCTGGGCATCGCGCCCACCGGCTGCCATGGGCCCGGTACGTCCATCCTGATGTTCGATGGTTTCACAAAACTTGTGGAAAACATCGTGGTTGGCGATGTGCTCATGGGTCCCGGCAGCGCGCCGCGCCACGTTCTGGAGCTCCATCGCGGCTCCGATCAGATGCTCGAGATCAGACCGCTCAAAGGTAATCCGTTCATTGTCAATCTGGGCCACATCCTGACCGTGGTGCGGACCAACGATGGCATGCCTGCGCGCTGCCGCAACCGTGATGGCGAGTTGGTCGATACCAGCGTGGCTGATTGGCTCACCGCTTCCGACACCTTCCGCCATCTGCACAAGCTGTTGCGAATGCCTGCGGACTTTGGCTTGCGAGAGGAGCCCGCGATTGATCCGTATCTGCTGGGCGTGATCCTTGGCGACGGCAGCATTATCCACAATGTGTCGGTGACGACGCCGGACGTGGAAATCGTCGACGAACTTTACCGGTTCGCGGCGCTTCTGGGCCTCCGGCTCCGATGCGAGCAATTGGTTAACAATGAAGCCAATACCTATTTTTTCGTCGACGACCGTGGGCGCAGCAACGCGCTGATTGATCAGCTGCGCGCCTTCGGCCTCTTCGGAAAACTCTCTGGTCAGAAATTCGTGCCTGACGCCTACCGGCTTGGAGTCCGGCACGTCCGTCTCGCCATGTTGGCTGGCCTGCTCGATACCGACGGCCACCTGATGAGCGGGCGCTGTTTCGAGTTCGTGAGCAAGTCGCCCCAACTGGCCGCCGACGTTGTCTTTATCGCCCGCAGCCTTGGGTTCCTCGCAACATCCGCCGAAAAGGAGGTCGGCGGACAGATTTACTTGCGCGTCCATATCTCCGGGGATCTCGACGAAATCCCGACACGGGTGCTCCGCAAGCAGGCGCCGCCGCGCAAGCAGAAGAAGAACGTCCTGCGCTGCGGCTTCACTGTGCATCCTGTCGGCGAAGGCGCGTATTTCGGGTTCACTGTCGATGGCGATAATCGCTACCTGATGGGTGATTTCACGCTCACGCATAATTCGGGCAAGACGATCATGCTGTCGGCGGTCACGGGTGAGGTGATCGGCGACAGCGCCGCCAAGGTATGCGTGCTGGCGCACCGCGACGAGCTGACCGATCAGAACCGGGGCAAGTTTGCCCGGGTCAATCCGGGCCTGACCACGTCGGTGGTCGATGCCAGCGCCAAGTCGTGGGAGGGTCAGGTGACCTTCGCCATGGTGCCGACGCTGGCCCGGATCGGCAATCTTGCCGCCATGCCACAGCTTGATCTGCTGGTAATCGACGAGGCGCATCATGCGGTGGCGGCAAGCTACCGCCGTATCATCGACCATGTCCGCAATGCCAATCCTGATGCCCGGATCTTCGGCGTCACCGCCACCCCGAACCGGGGCGACAAGAAGGGGCTGCGGGAGGTTTTCGACAATGTCGCCGACCAGGTGCGTCTGGGCGAGTTAATCGCCTCGGGCCATCTGGTGCCGCCGCGCACCTTCGTGATCGATGTCGGTGTGCAGGACAAGCTGCGCGCCGTGCGCAAGACGCTGGCGGATTTCGACATGGCTGAGGTTGCGTCGATCATGGACTGCGCGCCGGTCACCGACGAGGTCATCCGGCACTGGAAGGAGAAAGCGAGTGACCGTCAGACTGTGGTGTTTTGTTCTACCGTGGCCCACGCCGCCCATGTCACGGAGGCATTCAACACCGCAGATGTGCCGGCTGGGCTGATCCATGGCGATCTGCCGAGTGAAGCGCGCCGCGATATTCTTGCCCGCTATGCCGTTGGAGATATTCGCGTCATCGTGAACGTGGCGGTGCTGACCGAAGGTTGGGACCACCCGCCGACCTCCTGCGTCGTGCTGCTGCGGCCCTCATCCTACAAATCCACCATGATTCAGATGGTCGGGCGTGGGCTGCGCACCATCGATCCGGAGGAACACCCCGGCGTCATTAAGACCGACTGCGTCGTGCT